TCGCGATCTCCTGTGTGCGCTCAACCGCCGCACGCGCGGCATCCCAGGACTGGCGCGCAACATCGGCAGCGCTCTGTAGCGCCCCTCCAGCACGACCAGCAGCTGCGGCCGTCTCATCGAGGGTGGCTGCCGGGCCACCAGTTTCATCTTCAGCCAAGGCCGCGTTGAGGCGATCCGCAGCCAGTGTCGCCCCCTCCAGGGACGTCTCTGCCTCGATTCCGGCAGCACGCATCGCCGTGCGCAAAGCCTCAACAGCTTCCAGCGGCTGCAGCGCACCATCGGCGAGCGTCGCGGCAGTCTGTCTCCAGGCCTCGGCTGAGGCGGCGGCATCACTGGCTGCGCCCGTAAGACCCAGATCCGGAACGGCCAGCGGGTTGTCGGCGAACGCACCGGCAAAGGCATCCTGAGCTGCGTTGGCTGCCTGAGCCGCAGCACCCGCAAAGCGGTTCTCGAGCTGTCCCAGATCGAGATCGGCAATAAGGCCGATCCGCCGCTCGACACCGAGCGCTTCAAGACCGGCGTTCACGCCGCCAATGAAGCCATTGATCCGGGAGACGACGCCGTTCAACATCGCTTCAACGCCTTCGATCAGGCTGTTCGCCGCCTGAAACGCAAGATCACCGATGGCGGCAGGCAATAGCCCCCAGACAGCCTTGATCGCCTCGAACGCGCCCTCAAAACTGTTCACGGCAGCATTGGCAAAACCGACGACCCCCTCGAGCGCGCCTTGCATCGCGGTGGCTGACGCCGCCTGCACATCGGCAAATGCGGCCATCGCAGAGGCGGCAAAGCTGCCAGCCCCCATCTTGATCCGCTCCCAGACCTCGCTCACCAAATTGCCCAACAGCGCCATGGCATTGCCAAAGCCACCGGCTCCGGAGACAAGCTGGCCGAATTGGTAAATCAACTCACCCGCACCGACGATAAGCGCCCCGATCCCGCTGCGGATCAATGCGCCGCGCATCACGACAAGCGCGGTTGCAAGCCCGCGAACGGAGATCGCCGCAGCGACCATTCCGGCCACCCAGCGCCCCGCCAGGAGAGCCGCGAACGTACCGGCGTAGGCGGTCAGACGGCCGATGCTGTCGAAGAGCCCCCTGACCGCGACCCCGAGCGGCCCGGTGCGACTGGCTACGGACGCCATGGCATTTGCGACCGCTTCGAGCGCGGGGGCTGCGGCAACCCCTAACTGGTTCGACAGCCCGCGCCAGACGAGGCCAAGACGCGAGATCGCGTCATTGGTGCGCTCGATCTGGTCGGCATCCTGTTCGGAGACAACCACACCAAATGCCAGAACATCCTCGGTCGCCTGGCGGAGCGTCGCGGTATCGATCCGCGACATCGCGATGGAGCCTTCTTCGCCGAAAAGCTGACCGGCGACAGCAGCGCGCTCGGCGACCGGCACGAAGCTTTCGATCGCCGCGTTGATTGCGCCGACGCGTTGGTCCAATGGCAGAGCGATCAGGTCGGTCGCAGACAGTCCCAACCTCTCCAGCGCGTCGGCGGCGGGGCCACTCCCGGCAGCCGCCTGGCTGAGACGGCGCGTCAGATCCTTGGTCGCCTGTTCGATGCCGGACATGGAGACACCGGCCAGTTCGCCAGCACGTTCCAGCGTCTGGATCGAGGCCACCGTCGTGCCCAATGATTGCGCCAGCTTGGCCTGCGCATCCACCGTTTGTAGTCCAGAACGGACCATGGCCACGCCCGCAGCCGCAGCGGCGGCCACTGCGGCTGCAGCGGCAATCCGGACCCGGCGGGAGAACGCCGCAAGCCGGGCGTTGGCCGCTTCCATCTCCCGGCTGAGCCGCCCAAACCCGCGCGCCCCGGCTTCTCCGACACCTTCCAGCTCGGCGCGCACCTGCCGTCCGCCCACGGCCGCGAGGCGGACGCTGACCCTCTTCTCAGCCATGGGAATGATCCATCTGTTCGTTAAGTTTGGCGACCATCACCGCTTCGATGACAGGCAGCAGTTCAGCCATGGCCAGAGGCGGGATGCCGAGGGCATCACCGAGTGACAGTGCCGCCGACATGTCCCAACCAATCAACGCGCCCGGCAGCACACGCAGCTGACCACCGAGACGGCCGACGAGGTCCCAGACCTGCCAGCCTTCAAAGGTGCTTGGTCGGTTCAGCCGCACCGGGCAGTCTTGGCACGCCGCTTCACAGGCTTTGCAGTAGTCTTCGCCCCCGCCGAAGGACCATTCGGCGAGAGCGCGGAGACGTTTTTTTCCTTTTCCAGCAGCAAGCCTTTGGAGACGTAGGTCAGCTGGAAGGCCTCGAAGATCGGCCAGACATCGAGCAGCGCATTGATGGCGTCCGAGCTTGGGTCGATTGGATTGCCCTCTGCGTCGCCGATGCCCTCCCAGGCGAACACCGCACGCCGCGCCAGCGCCTTGGCGAAGGCGACGGCGCGTTCCTCGTCAGACGCCTCCTCCGGGACCGCTTCAACAGTGGTATCGCTGCGCGTTGCAACCATCAGCGCCGTGGTCAACGGGCGCAACTGCAGCCGGACTCCCGGCGCGAGATCATGCCAGCGCGGCTGGTTCGTCAGATCGAGCGTCAGCATCAGTATACCTCGATGTCGTTGATCAGGGTGGCGGTGCACATCCGCCCGACCAGACTGTCGCGCGCCGCCTGCCAGTCGAAGGTGGCCTGCACGCCCTGAGGCCCGGAAATCTCGATCCGGGGGCGCGGGAGGTAGACGGCGTGCACGGTGAAGGTGAAGCTCTCGCCGGACGGCAGGACGTAGGCGAATTCCATCTCGCACGGATCGCCGTTGATCGCCTGCGTCACCAGCGTCTGGTCGGCGAAGCGGACCTCGATCCGGCCGGTGAGCGCCGCGATGGATGGGTCCGCGCCGTCGATGCGGCCGTCGCTCCGGATGGTCTCGATCCGGTCGAGGTTGTTGGCATAGGTGATCTCGGCGGAGACCACGTTGCCGAGCGCCGTGCCGTTGCGGGTGATTGCCCCGTTGAAATGACCGAACCGCTTCAGTTCCAGCGCGGCGGGCGTCCCGGCGCTGGTGGTCGTGCCGACCGTCTCGCCCTGCGCCACCAGCCGCGCCGTTGCGGTCAGGAGCCCGGAGCGCTGCATCTGCCAGCTGAGCTGGTCGAGCACGCAGCCCGAGTACATCGCATAGCGGGGCACCTCGGGCATGCCGGTCTCGATCGACATGCTGGGCAGCGTCCAGGACCCCGACTGGAACTCGTGGCTGTACGGGGCCTCCGCGCCACTGGTCGTGGGTGTCCCGAACGCGGCCTTCAGCCAGAAGCCGAAGGCCTCGGCGTCGAGCGGCACGACGACATCGCCATCGGCCGTCACCGCGTCCTTGATCGGTGCCAGCGGATCGCGGCCGTAACCCAGAAGCTCCGAGTTCAGCAGCGGCTGCTCCGCGCCGAGCGACGTGCTGGCGAAGGGCATGCGGGTGAAGCCGCTGGCGGGCGGCGTTCCATAGGTCGTCTCGAACGCAAGCGCCATCAGCGCCCGCGCCCCCTGGGCTCGTGCCATGGTGTTCTCCTGTGGTGAGTGAGGTCAGGCCAGCGGGTCGGCCGTGGAATAGTGCAGCACCACCGGGATGACGGCGGCCTTCAGGCTGGCCGCGCCCTCGACTGGCAGATCGACCGGGCGCGGGGCTTCCGCCTCGACCCAGTCGCAGAGCCCGCCGAGCGTGCGGTCGGCGGCGAGCGCCGCGCCGATGCTGGCGGTCAACGTGTCGAAGGCGGCGTCACGGGCTGCGCCCTGCACGACCGCCTCGATATCGACCCGGTGCTGGTAGTGGTAGGCGAGCGGCGACAGCGTCACCTCGGGCTCGCCCGGTTCGCCGTCGCGCAGGATCAGCAGGCCCTCGGCCGGCACACGCTCGGGCAGGACGTCACCGCGCAGGGCGGTCGAGGGCAGCGCCGAAAGCCGCGCGTGCAGTGCGGCGAGGATGGTTTCGCGTGGGGTGGGCATGGAGGGTCTCTTCGATGTCCGAAGCGCCCGAACATGGGCAGCTTGACCTTTGCAATTCTTGACAGTTTCAGAGCACTTCCGGTAACTGGACCCATGGGGATTGCGAGCTCCCCACGAGGCGCCAGCTGAAGATCGCGTTCCTGTTCAACCCCGGCGACGGAGGAACGCACATGCCTGCGCCCAATGCCATTTCGTTCGACAAGCTCACCCGCATCATCGGAACCCCCCGCGCACCGCTTTTGCTCGACGTGCGGTCCGAGGAAGATTTCGCCGCCGATCCACGATTGCTCCCAGGTTCTGTCCGGATCGACGACCAGGCGCTCGCCGCCCTCGCGCCTCAGCTCGGCGGCCAGCCGTCGATCGCCGTCTGTCAGGCCGGTCACCGGCGCAGTCAGGGCACCGCCGCCTGGCTTCGCGCCGAGGGCTGCGCCTCGGAGTATCTCGAGGGTGGGTTCGAGGCCTGGCGCTCCGCCGGACTGCCGCTGATCGATCCCGCGAAGTTGCCCGCGCGCGACGCGCAGGGGCGCACCATCTGGGTCACGCGCGCGCGCCCCAAGATCGACCGCATCGCGTGTCCCTGGCTG